CGTGAGGCGATAGGTCATCACCAGCGCCGACAGAAAGCTGCCGGCGTGCCTACAACCCCAAGGATTGAGACATGAGCGACACCAAGCCGGGGGCTGTCGAGCTGACGCCTCGGCAGTCTCGATTCGTTGACGAATACCTGATCGACCTCAATGCGACCCAGGCAGCGATTCGCGCCGGTTACAGCGAGAAATCCGCACGGCAATCTGGGGCCGATAACCTGTCAAAACCGTACATTGCCGACGAGATACAGCGCCGCATGGATGAGCGCTCCGACAGGGTGCAGATCGACGCCGACTTCGTGATTCAGGGCATCGCCCGCAACATCGCCCGCTGTGAGCAGGGCAGCCCGGTAGTGGATCGCAGCGGCGAGCCGGTGATGACCGAGACGCCCGATGGCGAGCTGGCCCCGGCATGGCGATACGACGCGACCAATGCCCTCAAGGGCTACGAGCTGCTGGGCAAGCACCTCAAGCTGTTCACCGAGAAACACGACCACACCAGCAGCGACGGCTCGATGGGGCGCGTCGAGAAAGTGGAGATCAGCATTGTCGGGCAGGACGATACAGATACAGGCGACGGCGCCTCAAGCTGAGTTCCTGACCCTGAAGGCCAAGTACCGGCTATTCTGCGCGGGATTCGGTGCCGGCAAGAGCGAGACGATGGCGCAGGCCGCATTGATCGACGCCAGCCAAGGCAGCGATATCGTGGTCGGGCTCTACGCGCCGACCTTCGACCTTGTGAGACTGATCACCGCCCCGCGCATCCAGGCCAAGCTCGCCGAGCATGGCGTCGTTCACCGCTACAACAAGAACGACAACGCCATCTACACCAGCGCGCCAGGCTTCGGCGACTTCATCATGCGCACGATGGATAACCCCGAGCGCATCGTCGGCTATGAGACGTACACCGCCCACGCTGACGAACTGGACACGCTCAAGACCGAGAACGCCAGGCGGGCATGGAACCAGATCATCGCCCGTAACCGGCAGCGGCCTGACGTAAGCGAGCCGTTCAACCAGGCATCAGCCTACACGACACCGGAAGGCTTCAAGTTCTGCCATGAGCGATGGGTGGCAAAGCGCACCGAGTCGTATGCCATGGTGCAGGCGGCGACCTACTCGAACCCGTATCTTCCGGATGACTACATCAGCTCGCTGCGTGAGTCGTACCCCGCCGAGCTGATCGACGCTTACATCGAAGGCCGCTTCGTCAACCTGACGACCGGCACCGTGTACAGCGCATACGACCGCGAGCGTTGCCGCAGTGTCGAGACGATCAAGGACGGTGAACCGCTGTTCATCGGCCAGGACTTCAACGTCGGGGCTATGGCTTCCACCGTGTACGTCAGGCGCCCGAATGGCTGGCACGCGGTAGACCAGCTCACCGGCATCTATGACACGCCCGCTCTGGTGGACACGCTGCACGAGCGGTATGCCGGTCATACACTGACGCTCTACCCTGACGCCTCGGGCAAGAGCCGCAAGACGGTCAACGCCTCAACGTCAGACATCGCCCTGCTGCAACAAGCCGGGTTCAGGGTGCGGGCACCTAAGGCCAACCCGCCTGTCAAGGATCGCATCATGTCGGTCAACGGCGCGTTCAGCCGTAGCGAGCTGTGGGTCAACGACCGCGCCTGCCCTGACGTAGCCGCTTGCCTTGAGCAGCAGGCATACGACAAGAACGGCGAGCCGGACAAGCAAGGCGGCTTCGACCACCAGAACGACGCCACCGGCTACCCCATCGCCTATGAACTACCGATTCGCAAGCCAGTGGCCGACATTGGCCGCATCCGATTCTAGGAGACACCATGCCCGTCGATACCCCGCATCCGGCGTATGTGCCGCACGAGAAGCGCGCCCGCCGAGTGCGGGATGCTGTCGAGGGCACGGACGCCATCAAGGGTGCTAGCACGCTGTACCTGCCCCACCCTGTCGCCGGCTGGCGGCAACTGGAAGGCGAGCTGCTGACCGAGGCCATCGAGCGTTACAAAGCCTACCTTGAGCGCGCCACTTGGCTGGGCGTCACTGGCCGCACGCATGAGGGTATGCTGGGCGCTGTGTTCCGCAAGGCCGCCCAGGTGCAGGTGCCGAGCCCGCTGGAGTACATGCTGGAGGATGCTGACGGCTCAGGAATGAGCCTTGAGCAGTTCAGCAAGATGGTCGTGACCGCCACGATTCAGGCGGGCCGTGCTGGTGTGCTGGTGGACTATCCCGAGGCGCCCGATGGGCTCACCGTAGAGCAGACTGCCGGCATGTCCGCCACGCTGCGCTTCTACGACAGCAGCAGCATCATCAACTGGAAGCGTGAAGGCGAGACGCTGACGCTGGTTGTGCTTGCCGAGACCTATGAAGCCGGTGCCGACGAGTTTGACCATAAGCCCGAGACGCAGCATCGCGTGCTTCGCCTGGAGGATGGCGTCTATACCCAGCAGGTGTGGCGAGACCGCCAGCCGGTAGGAGAGAAGGTGATGCCGCGCCAGGCCGATGGCTCAGTATGGCCCATCATACCGTTCCAGTTCGTGGGCGCGAAGAACAATGACGAGGTGCCAGACAAGCCGCTGCTGCTCGACATTGCCGACCTGAACATTGCCCACTATCGCAACAGCGCCGACCTAGAAGAAGGCTCATTCCTGTGCGGCCAGCCTATGCTGCATGTGGACATCGGCGAGATGCCTGCCGACCAGTGGCGTGAGCTGAACCCGAACGGTATTGCCATCGGCTCGCGTCGTGGCGTGCAGACGCAGGGCGGTTCGATGAGCATGGTGCAGGCAGAGGAGCGCAACCTGCCCCTGTCGCTGATGGAGCAGAAAGAGCGCCAGATGCTCGCCATCGGCGCCCGCCTGATTGAGCAGCGCGGCGGCAATCAGACCGCCGAAGAAGTGCGCGCCAAATCAGGCGCCGAGAATGCCAGCCTGTCGAGCGTGGCGGGTAACGTGTCCGATGCCATCGAGAATGCGCTGGAGTGGGCGATGTACTTCATGATCGGCGCGGTGGATACCGACGAGATTGTGTTTGAGCTGAACCAGCAGTTCTACCCGGAAGAGGCCGACCCGCAAGAGATCATGGCGCGGATGCAGGAGCTTGACCGTGGCTTGATTGCCAAGAGCGATTACCGCGACTGGCGCCGCCGCACCGGGGGTATCGACCCTGAACGCCAGGACGAAGAGATCGACGACGAGGTGACGAGCCAGGGCACCGCCATTGGGGTGATCTAGCATGACCGCCGACATCAAGCTGCTGGAGCGGCTAGTTCGCCACCAGATCATGGTGCAACGCTTCGCCGGCAGCCAGATCAAGGCGGCCATGCCGGTGATTCGCCAGCTTGCCCGCGACCTTCGCCAACGCATTGCAGCCGGTGACGCAACCGAGTTCGCCATGGGCCGCATGATGGCCCTTGAGCGTGACCTGCAACTGCTGGTCGCTGCTGCATCCGATGGCATACAGCAGGCGCTCGACCTAGAGCGGTTCGCGGTGCAGGAAGCGCAGTTCGCGCAGCAGGTATTGGGCGCGTCGGTCGCCGTTGACCTGGCCGAAGGGCTCGACATGGATGCGGTGCGGGCCATCACCACCCGGCGCACCATGCAGCTTATCAGTGGCGATAACGTCAAGGCGCTGACCATTCCGCAAATGTGGCAGGAGTTCAGCGAGGCAGCCGGACGAGATGCGATGCGCACCGTGCAGGCCGGCGTGCTGGAAGGCCGGACGCAGCAGCAGATGGCCCGCGATGTGGCGCAGCTCGTGACCACGCGCAGCCGGCGCCAGGCTGAGACAGTGATTCGCACCGCCACCAACGGTATCGGCGGCGCTGCCCGAGACATGGTGTATCAGCGCAACGCCGACATCCTCGAAGGCGAGCGGTTCCTGGCCACCTTGGACTCACGCACCACGATTACCTGCGCCTCCAAAGACCAGATTGTCTACCCGCTTGGCCAAGGCCCGAGGCCGCCGCTTCACTATGGCTGCCGAAGCCTGCGCGTGCCCGAGGTGCGCAAGGAGTACCGCATAGCGGCCAAGGGTGAGCGGGCCTCGATGGATGGGCCTGTAAGCAACCAGATGACCTATGGCGGCTTCCTGCGTCGGCAGAGCAAAGAGTTCCAAGACGATGTGCTTGGCCCGAAGCGTGCCGAGCTGTTCCGCTCAGGCGAGATTGATATACGCCAGTTCACTGACGACATGGGCCGAGTCCTGTCGCTCGATGAGCTGGAAGCCCGAACGGGTATGACATTGCAGTAACCACCAGGCTCGCTTCGGCGGGCCTTTTTCATGGGCGGCTGGGCTGCCCGCACCAACGATCAGGGATCGTGACATGACTGACGAGACCACTCAGGAAACCACTACCGAAGAGCCGCGCACCTACACCGAAGAGGAAGTGCGCAAGATGCTAGAGAAAGAGACCAGCGGGCTCAAGAGCAAGGTGACTGAGCTGCTGGGCGAAACCAAGGCCGAGCGCGAGAAGCGCCAGGCGCTGGAGCAGGTGCAGGCCGAGGCCGAGGAGGCGCGCCAGAAAGAGAAAGGCGAGTTCAAGAGCCTGTACGAAAAGACTCAGCAGGAGCTGGAAGCCGAGCGCGAACAGGCCCGCAAGTTCCGCCAGACCGTCCAGCAGAAAGAGCTGGAGTCGGCAGCGGCCAGTCTCGCCAGCCAGCTAACACGCGATTCCAAGCGCGCCGAGCTGCTCAAGAAAGAAGCGATGCAGTTCGCCGTGTACACAGACGAAGGCATCAAGTTCGAGGTCGGCGGTGTCGAGATGCCTGCCGACAAGGTGCTGGAAAAGATGCGAGCCGATTACGACTTCCTCGTTGACGGTTCGCAGGCCACCGGGGGCGGGGCTCCTGGTTCAAAAGGCGGCGGGGCCGCAGCAAGCGGGAAAGTAGACGGCAGCAAGGCCGAACGAGCGGCCTACTTCGCCAGCAAGTTTAATCTGAACCAGTGAGGTAACACCCCATGGCACTTACCGATATGAAGGTCTTCAACAGCTATCTGATGGAGGCCACCGCCGAGACCCTTGGCCAGCAGGTCGAGCGTTTCAACGGTGCCAGCAATGGCGCCATCGTGCTGACCTCGATGAACTTCGAGGGTGACTTCTTCCAGCGCAGCTTCTATGCCGCCCTGCACTCCGCGCAGCGCCGCGTGGACCGCTATGCTGCACAGTCCACCGCTGCCGCTACCGCGCTGTCTCAGCTTCAAGAGAACAGCGTCAAGGTGGCTGGTGGCTTTGGCCCCATCGCCTTCGAGCCGGCTCAGATGAGCTGGATGCAGAAGAACGAAGCCGAGGCCATCGCGGTCATCTCCGGCCAACTGGCTGAGGCTATCATCCAAGACCAGCTCAACAGCGGCATCGCGGCTGCTGTGGCGGCCATCGCCAACCAGGGCGCCGACACCACCAACGATGTGTCTGGCACTGGCGCCGTGTCCTACACCGCGATCAATGGCAGCCATGCGCTGTTCGGCGACCGCAGCATGGACCTCGTGGCTCAGGTAATGGACGGCGCGACCTACCACCGCCTGATCGGCGACAACCTGACCAACACCCAGCAGCTCTTCCAGGCGAGCAACGTGTTGGTGGTCAACATCCTCGGCAAGCCTGTGGTCGTCACCGACGCCCCGGCGCTGTATGAGGCAGGCACTCCGAATCTGAACAAGATTCTGTCCCTGTCCAGCGGCGGCGTGACCGTGATGGACGGCTCCGATGTCATCACCAACATCGAGACCAGCAACGGCCAGACCCGCATCAAGACCACCATGCAGGCCGACTACAGCTTCGGCCTTGGCATCAAGGGCTATGCGTGGGATATGGCCAACGGCGGCAAGTCACCGGACGACACTGACCTGGCCACCGGCACCAACTGGGACAAGGTGGCATCCGACATCAAGCATACCGCTGGTGTGCTGACCGTTGGCTCTGCTGACGCCTGATGACCCGCGATAGAGGGGGCTTCGGCCCCCTTTCTTTCTGAGGTATCCCATGACGCCGTATTACGAGAAGCACCCCGTAAGCCCCGAGCGCAAGCAAGAGCTGACGCGCAAGGGCTATAAGATTATCGACGCCAAGTTTGCCCCGGCAGGCTGGCAAGACCCCGAGGCGCCCAAGCGGCGTTCACGGAAGTCTGACGACGAGGAATAAGCGATGACCGAGTACGTCACAGCAGCCGATGTCGAGTCCGTGCTGGGCACCGGCTGGGAAGGCTCCGGCGATGCCGACCGCGCCCTGCTGGAAGCGAACGCCTGGCTGACCTCGCGTGGCGTTCAGGCATCCGACCCGGTAGAGCAGGACATCATCACTGCAGGCGCCTACCTCGCCGAGATGGCCGCCCA